CTGTACTTTTCAGAATTTTCGCCGACAGTTGTTTTCTCGATGCGGTCAACTGTAAAATCGTAGTCGCCTTCATCGAGAACCTTAAAAGGCTGCTGTTCGTCCTGGTCAATTGTTGAGTCCCAATCCAATTCATAGCCGTTTACTGCCATCTCTATACCTCCTTATTTGAATGGAATTTCCATGTTTTTCCTTGCTGTGCGGATGATGTCACGCACCTTGTCCCACTGCGCTACGATAGCCCCGTTAATAAATCCGGGAGAAACAGTCTCATAGTCCCAGATCTTCGTGTCGTAGGGCATCCAGCCCTTAGATGTCACGAAGTTTTCCATATCCCACTCAGAAATCTGATCCTGGAGCATCAAGTCACGCAGCGCCTTCGGGATCCGCTTATCCAGATCCGCATCTGTCACGATTGCAGAGTTTACATTTGTCGAAGGATCCTGCTTCGGTTCTTCAGCTTTCGCTTCAGGCTGTTCAACGCTTTTGGGTGGCATCGGCTCCGGCTGCGGTGTCACGCTGGAGACAGTGGGTGTTTCCGTAACTTCAGGAAACTTCTCGGTAACTTTACGGGAACCACCCTCAATAATATGTGCGATCTCGCTGTATCTGAATGGCAGTTCCTCCGGTAAGCCATACCGGTTTTTTGCATCCCAGCATGTATGATGGGTGGTATACATGATCCGCTGTCCGCCCTGTGCCTTCGTCTTCTTTGTCTTTGAGTCAGTTACAACAATGGTCTTGTAGTTGGCAAACAGAACCATGTCCGCCCATTCCTTGACGGCCGCCGCAATCGATGTCTTAGGGCTGTCGATCAGCTTCATCGTGTACCGGTCGTAGGCTCCCAATTCATCCGGCTGTTCGAACTTGCGGAGCGTAGCATGTGCGGTCAGTACGACGTTGACGCCTGAGGCAATCACATCGTTTAAGACGTTCAGCAGCTCGCCGAATTTTTCATAAACGTACCGGTAACCGTTACCGTAACCGAAATCTTCGATCCCGTTCTTGTTGTGTTCGTCAAGAACAGCCTGGATCGCCATCTTTTCGGCCCAGTCTGCTGTGTCAATCACGAGCGTCTTGCAGCATCCGGGATGCTGGATGACATACCGGGCTTCCTCTTTGATCATCGACCACGATGACGGCACAGGAAGTCTGGCCACGTCCAGTTCTTTCGTGGACCCTTCCGTATCAATGAAAAGCGGATCCGGGAACTGCGAAGCGAACGTTGTCTTTCCGATGCCTTCCGGACCATAAATCAGCGTCTTTTTAGCGCTGGGGATCCTCCCTTTCGTGATTTCCATATAAGCCTCCTATTCTTATAATGCGAATTTACTCCAGTCGTTTGCCGCTGCAGGTTCCGGTTCAGGAGTCTTTGCATTGTCCTGTTCTACAGCGTAGCCATCTTCAATGACAATGCTGCATTCGGATCCGGTCGATACCCTGGTCGCAATGGCCTGCAAGCCCTGCTTCTCCAACCAGATTCCAAAGGTCTGCAGCGTCTTCATATCCATCTGCTCCAGCTTGTCCAGGAGCACAAAGCCACAGTTCGGGTTCAGCTCTTTAACGATGGCCGTAGAAACCACAAGCCGTTCTGCGCCGCTCAGGTTGTCCCATTTCTGACCACAGTACGTAAGTTCGCCATCCTCTACGGACAAACCTTCAAGCGGTAGTTTCGCGCCGTTCAGAAGATCGGTTTTTGCTTTCCGGACATCATCCAGCCTCTGGCTTAACTCCTGGTATTTCTTCTGGTGCACTCTCGCGTCATCCTCAGCCTTTTCCTTGTCGAGGTTTGCACGCACCTTCCGGTTAATTTCCTCAATGTTGGCAATGCTGGCCTCAAGTTCTTCCGTAGACTCCATCTTGAGTTCTGCCGGGGACTTGGCTGCGGCCTTTGCCTTCTCTTCCAGCTCACGGATCTTCTCGCGGCCTTCCCTGGCTACCCGTTCATACTCTTCTGTCTTCTGCTTCAAGATATCGATCTCCGCCAGGATGCCATCATAATTACGTTTCCACTGCTGGCGCTGCGCATTCCTCGCGAGTATCTCCTGCTGCTGCTGGATCAGTTCGGAAGGGCTGACAGGTTCATCCGGCACATCCGGATAAAATGGCTGTTCCTGTGCGAACTTCTTTTTCTGGTCTGCTGTGCGACCTACATAAAGCCGCTCCTGATAGATCTCCTTCTCTTCCTGTTCCAGCTGTGCAAGCTGAGGACCCACACCGATGATCTGGAGCAACGTGTTTGCCTTTTCTTTCCCGGAAGCTTCCATGAACTTCGGTAAGTTCAGGGCAAGTTCTTCAACAAATTCGTTCAGGAGTGTCTGGCCTGCCTTCTGGCCGGACGGATCTGTAACTGTAAGAGCGCTGTTTTTCCCCTTGCGTTCCACGAGAAGACCGTTACTCATCCGGATCTTAAGGTTCGGCGGCGTTACGGATCCATCACGCTGCGCCATCGATGGCCGGTACTTCTCGCCGCCCAGCGCCCACGCGATCGCATCCAGGACGGATGTCTTGCCCTGCCCGTTGTCCCCGCCGATGATGGTCAATCCATTCTCGGACGGATGCATCATCACGGCCTTGATCCGCTTGACGTTTTCAATTTCCAATTGATTGATTTTGATTGCCATTTGTCCCTCCCTTTGCTACAATGACAATGAAACGAGTATTTATCGAAGCCCTGGATTTTCAGTTGCCGCTGATTTCAGGGCTTTCCCCATGTTCAAAACGGGCCTGTCTTGCCGCCCGGAAAGCATCGCTGACTTTCTGCGACCAGGTCCCATATCCATAGGAACTGTCAGACCCCCTGAAAATCAGATGGTCTGTGTAGTCGATGGTAAATGGAAAACACAAATCGCCATCCAGGGTGCCGAAGTCGTTAATACACAGAGCGCAATGGTGTTTCATGTTTCTATGTGTTTTGCAATAATGATTTCGCTGTCGTTCCATGTCCGCTATGTAGTCGTCGGGATCGGGAATTGCTCCAACAATCCATACGGAATAATTTGCTTCAATAAAATGCCACACCTTTTCTGCCGAAGCTTCATCGGGAACGCCTTTTACTTCCACATAGATACCATGTCTCCATTCGCATGCGTGGATACCTTCTACGTCGTGGATCAAAAAATCCGGCAGATAATACGTGCCGTTGATGTCAAATCCTTCAGGTTCGTATTCCCACTCAACACCCAGCGCATCGAAGAACACCGCCCACCTTGCTTCAAGCCGACTCCGGAAACGGTAGCCTTTGTAGACCGTTTCAATAGGTTTTACGTCCATCATTCGGCACCTGCTTTCATATAGCCGAACAGGTATCCATAAAACCTTACAGCTTCATCAGGTTCCCATTCCCACTCACCACCATGAATCTGCTTCCATTTCGCCAGCATCGAATCTGCCGCTTTAGCCCGGCAGTCCCACACATCCTCCCCGTTAACTCGAATTACTGCACCGTACGGGTTTCCGTCCTCATCAAACAGAAAATAAAACTCTCCACCACCACCGCAAGTTCCGATACGTTCTTCTTTCAACATGTGTTTCTCTCCTTTCAGTAGTAAAATAAGATTGGCCTGCAGATCGATCATCTTCTGCATATTCCGCTGGATGATCTCATCGTTATGAACGATCCTTTCCAAGCCCGCAATGATCTGATCACGTTCGTCCATCTCTCATTCTCCCCGCCAGCAGCAACGCTGCTGGAAAAACGCACATACACAGGAACGCCGTCCCCACAACATCCTGGCATGCGATTGCAATAACAACACTCAGCAGCGTCTGTATCGCTGCCCAGTAACCCCAAATGATCATTATCCCCTCCCGGTCACTGCCTTGAATTGTTCCCTGTATATTTCATATCTCTTGCGGCCACCCTTGTGTCTGGCCGGGAACACGGTGCCGAACTTATAAAACCCCTTTTCAAGTCCGTACCGCACGGTCTCAGGCGCGACGCCAAGAATGCCGGCCGCTTCTGCCACAGTCATCCTGCAGCTGCTTAAAACTTCAGCCATGCCGATGCCTCCTTTGTCATGCCGTCCACGATCACTCTGTCCCGCATCCGCTTCAGCTTTTCGCGGATAATCCGTTCCATCTTCTTTGTGCATTCCTCGTCCCACCACGAGAGGGAGGCGAGAAACTCCATGCAGATAAACATGTCTGCCGCTTCCTCGACGATCTCGTCCCGACAGACGATCTTTGAAGCGTTCGTCGGGTTCTCTTTTCGAAGGATCCTCGCCAGCTTCAGGCAAGGATGCGCCAGTTCGGA